GCAGGTTTCTATTGCGAGACTGCCAACACCACGTTGACTGTCGAGTACAGCTACGATGACATTACGTGGGCTTCGGTTGGCACGGTGAGCAACAGCGCAGTTAACAACTGGGGTTACCTGCAGATTGACGGCTCTCCTGCGGCGGGCTTCTGGCGCTTCCGCAACGCAAGCGCAACACCAGTTGTCGTGCGTGCACTGTCGTTGGCCTCTGTCCAACAAGACATCCCCATGGCCCGCATGAACCGCAACGACTACTTCAGCCTGCCTAACAAAGATTTTCTCGGTGTGCGTGCGTTACAGTTTTGGATGGACCGTCAGGTTACGCCTGAGATCAACGTGTGGCCAGTGCCACAGAGCGCGTTCCAAGTGTTCCAATTTATTGTTGAGATGCAACCCCAAGACGTTGGTCGTTTGACTGACGAGATTGCTGTTCCAGACCGTTGGGTGCCCGCCATCCAAGGTCAGTTGTCACACCGTTTGGCCAAGTTGTTGCCCGGTATTGACCCTGCACGAATTCAAATGCTGAAACAAGATGCCGCAGAGGCAACGCTGTCGGCCGAAGATGAAGACCGCGATAAGTCTCCTATTTACTTCCGTCCGAATGTTTCCTACTACACCCGATAAGAAGAAATAAATATGGCACAAGCGGGATTTACACCAATTCAACTTTATTTCAGTTCCACCGCGGCGGCGGTGCCCTCTGCCGGCAACTTGCTTGCTGGTGAGTTGGCGCTCAACACCAACGACGGTAAACTGTATTTTAAAGACAGCGGCGGTCTGGTTAAGACGCTTGCTGACTCCTCGACAGCAACGGGTAACTTGCCCGGCGGCACTGCAGGTGCCCTTGTATACCAAAGCGCACCGAGCACAACAACATACCTGACCCTTGGCACAGCAGGCCGCATGCTGTTCTCAAACGGCACAGCGCCTGCATACTCAGTGGCTCCCACTGCCGGCGGTATCCTGTACTCCACAGGCACAGCGCCAGCGTTTGCGGCACTTGGCGCGGCGGGTTCTTTGTTGTACTCAAACGGCACAACACCAGCCTACGCGTCTATCGGCGCGGCAGGTTCGATTGTTTACTCAAACGGCACAGCGCCCACATCACTACCTATCGGTGCACTTGACTATGTGCTGACTTCAAATGGTTCAGCACCTCAGTTTGTGAGCCAAGCCAGTTTGTCTGTGGGCAGTGCGGCCACCGCGGGTTACGCAACAAACGCAGGCGCCGCAACATCAGCAACAACGGCAACAACGTCAACCAACTTGGCCAACGGTGCGGCTAACCAACTGCCGTTCCAAACAGCGGCTAACACCACGTCATTTATTGGCGCGCCTACGTCAACAGGCACTGTGCTTGGTTGGACTGGGTCCGCGTTTGCTTGGGTGTCAGCGCCAGCCGCAACGACAACTGCAAACATCTCTGGCGGCGCCCAGTACCAGATTCCGTTCCAAAGCGGTGTTAGTACAACGGTATTTAGTCCTAATTTAACTTTTAATTCCTCAACTAACACACTTAGTGCAACAAGTGTTGTTGCAACAGGCCAAACTTCTGGTAACACCGTTGTAGCAACAATTAGTGTTACAGCAGGAACAACAGTTGATGCGGGCACTTCGATTACCGCTGGTACGTCGATAACTGGCGCAAACATTGTTGCAAATAAAGCAATCACCACAGCCCAAGCGCAAGGCGCGTTTAGCTATGGAACTTTAAGCTACACAGACACAAACATTTTTGATTCAAATCAAACGTCTGTTAACAGTTATGCGCAAAGAATCATACAGAACACAAACAGCGGGTCTTCTGCGTCGGTAGATTACATTGTTTCCAACAACCTAGGAACGGCGACATCGTTCTACGGTGATTTTGGTATGAATAGCTCGACCTACACAGGTGTCGGGCCGTTCCAGCTACCAAACGCGGTATATTTGTACTCCACAGACTCTGATCTTGTTATCGGCACTAAAACAGCGCACGAGTTGCGTTTGGTGACCAACGATAATTCCGCAGACTCGATGACAATCAGCGCCACCGGCTCTGTTGCATTTAACGGTGATTACGGCGTAACTGATCAGATTCTGACAAGCACAGGCAGTGTAACGCCACCAGTGTGGAAGACACCTTCTGCTATTGTGATTGGTACAGCGACTAATATTGCTGGTGGTGTTGCTGGTGCAGTACCGTACCAGTCTGCACCTAGCACAACAGCGTTTACTGCCGCTGGTACAGCAGGACAAATTCTCACCAGTAATGGAGCAGGCGCGCCAACATGGGCAACGCTTTCTGTCGCTGACAATTCACTTCTTTGGTATTTCATGGGTTAAGGATAAAACATGGCACAAACTCCAATCTCCTCATCGGTTCTGTATAACTCGACCACACCGACAACAATTTACACAGTGCCTGCGGGTAAGACTGCTGTTGTCAAGGGCGTGCTTGCGTCTTCTTTAACAACTTCATCCGATGTTGTTACTTTAAACAAAGTGTCTGGTGGAACTACTTACCCAATTACTAGGGGCCAATCAACAGGCTACGCAACCTCATCAAGCACATATTATGTATTGCCCGGTGTAGGTTCGGTCAACTTGTTGCAGTCACCAATTACTCTTGCGGCTGGTGATTCAATTTCTATTTCCACCACAGGAACAAGCTATTACAAAACTGAAAAAGCAGTAAATAGCACCAACTACAGAATTGGAAACATTGCGTTTTTAAACGGTAACTACATCGCTGTTGGTATTGATAACTCAACTGGTGCTAGTTTGATTTTGACCAGCACAGATGGTATTACTTACATAAGACAAACAATATCAGCGTTGGTGTATTTGACCAATGTCACTTACGGCAACGGGTATTATGTTGTTTGTAATGCTACTGGTGGAACAATCCACTACAGCACGGATTTGGTGACTTGGACTGCAGTGTCTTTACCTACCACTAATGCTTGCTATGCAATTACATACGGCGGGGGTAAATTTGTAACTGGTGGTGCGAATGGGGCTAGTTATTACGCAACCTCTACGCCATTGAGTTGGACGGCATCAACAATATTTAACGGCAATGTAATTTATTCTATTGCATATATCGGAACAAATTATTTCTTTGGGGTTGCTGGCACATCGTACTACACAGCGGACTTTACAACATACACACAGCCGTATGTTTCAGTGACTGCCGCTGGCACTTCAATGAACGCGTTTACAGTCTCTAATAATAAAGTTTTAGTCACCAATAATCTTGCCCCATATAATTACCCAAATACGTTTTTAAGAACGTCTGCTGACGGGGTAAGCTTTGCAAACCAGACGACCGTAGCTAACGGAATGATTAACTATGCCGGTTACCCTGTTTATGCCGCGAACGGTGGGTATTTTATTTACAGATATAACAATAATGGAAACAACGGTCAATATATCTACTCAGCCGATGGATTAACTTGGGCTACTGACACATATTCAGCTTTATCAGGGTATAGCAACACAGGCGGAACAAGTATGTCTGCCGCTTGGTTAAATACATCAGTCGGCGCGTACCAGAATAAAATTCTGGTCTATCAATATGCCAGCGGAAATTATTATATTCAAGGGGCTAATATAAACACTAGCGGACAGATAGTATCGCAGAATTTTAGTTTTACTTCGACTACGTATCAAGCCAGTACTTGGTCAGGAGAACCAGTTTTTGCGGGAAATCCATTTAACGGTTCTTGGAGATCAATTGGCTACTACGCTAACGGTGGAGCTAATTCCGCGCCTTTCTACTACGGCACTAGTTCAACATCGGGGTCTGACGGGCAGAGAAGTAACGGTCTTGATAACGCGTCATACGGATACACAGCTGGATACGGCATATCAGTAGGTGTTATGCCAAATAACGCATGGTTTTTCGGTGGAACAACATCCGGGTGGGTGTTGCGATCAACAGGAGCTTCTAACGGATGGGGGCCATATATGGGTAGCCCCGGATATGTTTCTAACCCCACAGGGTTTGATTGGGCCGCCGCAGGTGGCGGAGCCGTTGGGGTCGTTGGTTTTGCACGAAGTGGTGATTTATCTACAAGCATAATGATAATTCTTTGGGGTAACGGCTACTACGCTAGAACAGTAAACCAAGGAACAAATTGGACATTTGGCAATATTGGTATGTCAAACATTCCTTCTCATGCCTCCATGTTGACTAGCCCAATTGTGTATAACAATGGAAAATTCTACGTTATTAACAATGGTGGTGGACAAATTGCTTCAAGTACAGACGGCATAACTTGGGCAACAATGCTTTCAAATGTAGATAACATTTACTATTTGAATTCTGAAAATGTGTTCACCACTACAGCAGGAAACATTATTACTTCCGCAACTGGTGTAGTTGATACGTTTACATTGAAATATACAAATGACACTTTTGCAAGTAATCCAAGTACTAATAAACTAATTTACGCAAACTCTACTTATTACACGGTAGATAATAGTGCTAATTTGTATTCTTCAAGTGACTTGATTACTTGGACAAGTAGATCGTTTAATACAACACAAATTAACGATGTAAATTATTTTACCCCCTCAACTTATGGTGGTCTTGCGTACTCTGGTACAGGCACTGCGATTGCTGTAAGCCAAGCAAAAGCAAGCGGGTCTGCAGACACCACGGGAAATATTGGTAAAATATTTACACCTAGCAGTAGTATCTATGTTGGAAATGCGACTGCCTCCATCGTTCAAATTGATTAAAGGAAAAACATGACTGAACAGAAAAACCCGATTGGCGACATGCCGATTGATTTAACTTTTACAGTAGATCAGGTCAACGAGCTTTTACACACATTGGCTCATTTGCCTTTCCATCAATCTGCTCCGATTATGAAATCAATTCAAGACCAAGCAATTCCTCAAGCTCAAAAGCATGAGGAAGCTGTCAAGAATGTTGAAAAAGCAACGGAGGAAGTATGAAACATATCCTAGCGTTTCCCTTGCCTATTGATAGCGACAATCCTCTTGTTGTTAGAGGTATTGTTCGTTTTGAAGGCGATGTATTTAACGAACCCAATCCGGTCCCATTGTTTACATACATTGACGTTGCTGACGACGTGGAAGTTGAACTCAACTACATCGTTACCAAAAACGAAGACGACACTTACACATTCACAAAGCCATGAAAGTAGAGTTGGAAACAGAATTGGTAAACCAGATTCTCGGGTACTTGGGCACTCGCCCGTACCAAGAGGTTTACCAGTTGATTCAAACAACGCAAGAAGCCGCGCGCGCGTCACTGGCACAACAGCAAGCAAAAGCTGAATAACTGAAAGAGATAAATGGCCGCAGAAGCAATGACCTATGACAGCCTCGTTGAGGATGTCATTACCTACTCTGAGCGTGACGACACATCTTTTGTTGCGCAGATCCCTCGGTTGATCATGTTGACCGAGCAGAGCATTGCCGCCCAGATCAAAACACTCATGCAGTTAAACGTGGTCAACACCACGCTGATTGTTAATGATCCTGTAATCCAAAAGCCTGCACGTTGGCGCAAAACAGTTAGCATGAAGATCAACGGTCAGCCAGTGCTCAACAGGTCTATGGACTACGTGACCCAGTTTCAAACCGAGTCAGACAACGGACAACCTCTTTACTACGGAGACTACGACTATGATCACTGGGCTATTGCTCCAACTCCAGACAGCGCTTACCCGCTTCAAATCATTTATTACAGCCGCATTCAACCGCTTGACGTCACGAATCAAGAAAATCTTTTAACACGCGAGGCCCCACAGGCTTTGCTGTACGGCACCTTGCTCCAAGCACAGGGCTTCATTAAAAATGCAGACAAGCTTGCGATGTGGAAGCAGTACTACGATGAAGCCATCGCGGCACTCAAAGGCGAAGACCAAAAACGCATGGTGGATCGCAACGCAGTAAGACAGGAACCTTAAATGACGACATTTACCTCCCCGTTTACCGGGAACGCAATCCAGCCTACGGACGTAAGTTACGAGGCGATTGCGTTATCTGGCACAGTACAACTTTACTGGCCACAGTACGTTAACGACGCAGGCCAACAGGTCAGCGCGCGAATCATTGATGTTGTGTCCGCCGCAGGTGGTATCTTAAAACTACCAAACGCACAACAGGCGTCTGTCGGCGAAGACATTCTGATTCGCAACCAAGGCGCCAACGCGTTCACGGTTTCACGCACAGACAGCACAGGCTCGTTCACGGTGCCCGTGGGTCAGTCGTACTACACGTACCTGACAGACAACACCACCAACGCGGGCGTATGGCAGACTGTGGCGTTCGGTGTTGGTACGTCCTATGCAGACGCCGCCACACTGGCAGGAAACAGCACAGCGGCCATTCTAGGCAAACTAGAGACCACGATTGTTACCAACGAGTACTCCTCGTCTATTACCTTCTCTGACACATCGCGCTCACAGTGTTTCGTGTGGACCGGCGGCGCAGGCTCGACCACACTGCCCGCTGTGGCCTCGTTGTCCGAGGGTTGGTACGTTTTGGTACGTAACAACGGCACTGGTACGCTGACAATCAACACCGCTTCTGTGGGCTCCACAATTGACGGTCTGGCCAGTTTGGCACTGCCCCTTGGTGACTCGTGCTTTATCTGCGTGAACCAAGATCCTGCCAAACAAGACTTCTTTACCGTTGGTCGTTCACGCCCTAACAGCCTGACGTTCTCTTCTGCCACGTACGACGTGGACGTGATTGCTGGCGCAACACTCAGCCTGATTACCAACACGCCAATTATTCAGCGCTACACAGCGTTGAGTGGCACACGTACAACCAGTCTGTTGGTCCAGTTGCCTGCCGTGACTCAGGTGTACTACCTGCTGAACGACACCAACCAGAGCGGCTACAACGTTCAATTCCAAGTGCAGGGTAGCGCACAGCCTCCCTACTCTTTGCCAACGTCCACACAGGTTATTGTGTTGAGTGACGGCACAAACTTGTACCCGTTGATTCAAACCAACATTGGCCAGTACTTGGCCAACCGCGGTAGCGCCGCGTCACCCGCGTTCACGTTCACACTGGACCCAGTGACTGGCATGTACTCACCCAACAACGGCCAACTGGGCTTCTCTGTTGCGGGCACCAACATCGCGACAATGGACGCAACGGCTGGTGTGGGTAACTACGTGACTCGTTTTGTGGGGCGCGTGCAGGCTGACCTGATCTCTGGCGGGGCGTTCTAATGGCAACTGAACCGTCAAAAATATTCACCCTCTTTGTAAAGCCCGGCATCAAGCGGGACGGCACACGATTCGAGGCTGACGAGTATAACGACGGCAAGTGGGTTAGGTTCCAAAGGGGCCGCGCAAA